TGAACGAGTACGCGCCCCGCTACCCGGACTTGTGGACGTACTCGGCCATGAGTATCAAGGTGATCCGGTCGTATGGCGGGTCGCAGCCGATTTCTGCGGCGCAGATCCTGTCGACGGACCCGGACCGGGGGCACGTGTTTTTCACGATCGGCCTGTTCCTGCCGATCGGTTCGGACATTCTGGTGACCTATTCGGGCGGGTACACGGTGAGTGTCCCGGCTGACCTGGCTCGGGCGTGTAAGTACATGGCCGCGAGTATCGTCATGTCGGAGATCGATCCGGCGGCCGCGCAGTCCAGTCATGATCCGGGCGAGTTGGAGGGCCGCGCTGAGCGGATGCTGACTCCGTACATGCGGGAGTAGCCGTGTGGGGTCGTGGTGGGCATCGTAAGGGCCATCGCCTGTCGTCGTCGGCGCGGGCGAAGATCTCGGCGGCGTTGCGGGGTAGGCATCATCGGCATCGTGGGCATCGGCTGTCGGCCCAGGCCCGGGCGAAGATCTCAGCCCGCCTGAATGGCCGTCACCACCCTGGGGTTCGTGGCCGTAGGCACACGCGCGGCCAGCATCATCGCTTGTCTGCTGCTGCCCGTGCCCGCATGAAGGGCCGTCACCGGCATCTGTCCGCTGCGGCGCGGGCGAAGATCTCAGCCCGGTTGCGTGGCCGGCACCGGCACCTATCGCCTGCGGCGCGGGCGAAACTCGCCGCGAGGCTGCGGGGCCGTCACCTGTCTGCGGCCGCGCGGGCGAAGATCTCGGCGAAACTTCGGGGCCGTCACCACTTGAGGCCACGAGGCCGCCTACGGCGTCCATCGCGTCGCCGTGGCTGGCCCCGACGCCCGCAGCGCCACGACCGCTCCTTCCACATCCTCGCGATCCGGTACCGCAACCGTCGCAAAACCCGGTCCGTTCACCGGCGTCACCGGCGGCGAACCCTTGTCCGTCGCCGTTCCCACCGGTGGCGGCGCAGACGTCGGAGGTGACGTGTGGCGAAGACGACTGCCGACACGGTGGATCGTGAAACGCAGTGGCTGACCACGTTCGGCGATGGCCTGCCCGCGCTGCAAAGGTCGCAGGGCGGGCCGTTCGACATCGTGCAGGCCTACTGGCGGCGTACCCCGGCTGGTCGTACGACACAGCTGTACGTGATCCGTAAGCACCTGCTGGAGGAGCGGTTCGCGAACGTCCGCCGCATGCCCCGCTACCACTTCGAACTGCGGATCGTGTGGCCGCAGTCGTCGGCGACGGGCGCTGCGGAGGATCCGCAGCGCGCGTTGGACGCGGCCGTGGATTTGGTGTTGCAGCGCGTCGGCGGGTTTGTCGGCGACAAGTCTCACGGCGGACAGTTCCGGTCCGTGGCCGAGCATCCGCCTGAGGTGAACGTCGACTTCGCCGATCCGGTCCGGTCGATGGATGCCCGCGCCGACTTGGAGGCGACGGTCCTGTATTGGGCCGACGACACGGAGATCACCGGCTAGTCCACCCCCTGTTCCCCTAGCCCCCGAGCGTCTGCCCGGGGGCTTTTCGCATGCCCCGGAGGCGTTTCGTGCTTCAGCGTTCCATTCACGCGTCCCCGGTGGACGTGCCCGCGATCCCGGCGACCGTCTGGCCGGGCGAGGTCGTCGACTGGCCCGACCCGATCGCCGGTTTCGAACCGGCCCCCGATGCCCCGCCGCCCTCACCGGAGCCCATCCCCAGCAGTAAGCGGAAGGCCGCCGTGGCGGCCCCGACCGGTGAGGAGTCCGTCCAGTGACCCAGCTTTCGAGGTTGGCCACATTGGGCCTCGCGAAGGAGGCCGTGGCGGGCACGTGGCTCGCCCCGACGATGGGCATTCCGTTCACCAAGGGCGAGTACGAGGACCTGTACACGCAGCTGAAGGACGAGTCGATTCGCGGTAACGACACCGTCCTTCAAGGCATGTATCAGGGCGTCGTGCACTCCGAATGGCAGATCGACGTGATGCTGTACCCGGACCTGATCGGGCATTTCCTCGCGGGTGTGATCGGCCCGGACGTGGTGACGGCCGGCGTGTCGACGACCCTGTCTGCGCTGACGCTCGTCGGCGCGACATCGATCACTACCGTGCTGACCATCCCGACGGGTTCGACGATTCAGATCGACACCGGCGCGAACGTCGAGTATGCGGTCACCGGTACGCCCAGCGGTGCGGGCCCGTTCACGATCCCGATCACCACGCCGGCGACCGGCCTGACGAAGCCGCACAGTGCGGCGGTGGCAGTCGTCTCGCAGTCGACGCACACGTTCAAGCAGTCCACGGCCCCGCTGCCGACCTACAGCCTGACGTACTACGACACGACGGCGTACATCTCGACGTCGTACGGCCGCCTGTCGGACTTCCAAATCAAGATCGACCCGAAGGCCGCAGTCTCCGCGTCGATCAAATACGTCGCGTTTCCGACCGCGACGCAGACCACGCAGACGGAGACGTACTCGGCTTTCGATCCGCTGCTCGGCTGGTCGTGGAACATGACGAACGCCGGTGCGGCGTCGACACGCGGTCTGACGTACGACGTGACGGTGAAACGCGCGACGGAGGCCCTGCACACGTCGGATGGCGTGCAGAACCCGCGTGAGATCTTCGCCGGGGCGATCGAAGTCGACGGCACGTACAAGGCGATCTTCGAGAACCAGACGGACTTGAACCTGTACACGCAGTACTCGCAGCAGCCGGCGACGGCCGCCCTGGCGCAGCCGCTCGCGCGTGGCGGGCAGTCCCTCAGCTTGACGATGTCGAAGTCGGGCTGGTTCAAGGGCAAGCGTGACCTGGCCGGAACGTACGCGGCTGCGGACTTCTCACTGTCGGGGATCTACAACACGACTGATGGCGGCGCGGTCCAGGCCGTCTTGAAGACGTACAGTCCGACGGCTTTCTGAGCCCTGCCCCCCTGTTCGTCCCGGCGCTGGCCGTGGCGTGTGATGCGTGAGGGCGCGGGGACGCGCCTGCCGCCGCGCCGGGACTTTCTCCCCAACCCCTCAAGGAGCACCATCATGGCCGGATACGCCAACCGAACCATCCTGCTGTCATTCCCGGGCCTGTCCGAGGAAGGCGACCGCGTCCACGTCATCATCCGCAACCCCAAGACGATGGCCACCGCCGAACTCAACCCCGGGAACATACCCCTCGGGGCCGACGGCAGGCCCGACGAGAAGGCCGCCGAGCAGGCCGGCTACACGGTCCTCGCCCGCATGGTCAAGGCGTGGCACGTGTACGACGCCACCGACGACGGCGACGACCAGCAGCCCCTGCCGCTGCCCGCGACACCGGAGCTGATCGCGAAACTTCCAGTGGAGATCCAAAACCGGATGGCCGCCGAGTGGAAGGCCGTGGCGAACCCGGAAGCGTAGGGCTGGACGACCCGTACCTGAACGACGTTCTGTGGCCCGCCGAGAGCGTGTATGACGGTACGTGGTCGTCTGGCCCTCCGCCGGATGAGCTGGTGGATTTCGAGGTGATGCGGGAGATGGGCTGGACGTGGGGCGAGCTTCAGCGGACCCCGTTCTATGTCCGCCGGTTCACGTGGGACCTGATCCTGACGAGACGCCAGGCTGAGCATGACGCGCAGGAGCGGGCGAACAGGAGGTCCGAACGTGGCTGAGTTGCGCCCGGGTGTGATGTCCGCCATTTTCGCGAAACTCGCTGCCGAGGGTGTCGCCAGGACGCCGATCGCCTTGGTGCCGCTCGCGGACGCTATCGCCAAACAGGCGAGAACGAACGCGTCGAACGGCCGGCACCCGGCCGGAACTGCGACGCCGGCCCGGCCGGGTGAGGGTCCCGCGCGGATTTCCGGGACTCTCGTGCGGTCTATCGTCCGTACGAACGTGGTGCGGTCCGCCACGGGTGCCGAGGTGCGGATTGGGACTGCGCCTGGCAGGGTTCCGTCGAAGGGGCGGACGCCGAGCAGCAAGTACGGGTCGTACCTGGAGAAGGGCTTGAAGAACGGGGCGAAGTACCCGTTCCTCACAACGGCGTTCACGTTCGGCGTGAAGGTGGCCGCTCCGGCTCTGTTCAAGGCGGCGTACGGCACAGGCTGGAAACAGCTCGGCTGATCACCTGCCTTCGCGGAGCGTCACGTACGCCCCGCCGATGTCCGCGCACTTCATCGCCGGCGTGCCCTCGGGAATCGAGCTGGCCATGTGCCGCATCACGGTCAGCCGGTTCTCGTCGTTGATGCCGTTCTTTTGGAGCAGTCCGAGGACGGCCTGGACCTCGTTGCCGAGACTCGCGCCTTGCTCTTGGCAGCGGCCGGCGAGGGTCGCGAACGCCGTGTCGTAGTCGGCTCGGCTACCGATGCCCGGCAGGTGCGCGGCCGTGTCCATGTCTCGTAGTTCCTCGCCGATGGGCGGGCGGGTCGGGGCGGCTGCCGGTGTGCCGGTGGAGCCGCAGCCGGCGAGTAGTAGGGCTGCGGCTGCTGCCGCGAGTGCGGTTCGTGTCATGGCTGCCGACCGTAGCCCGGACGTGTGCGTCTCCGTCGGATTTTCGTGATTTCAGGAGGCGTGATGGGCAGCGAGGTCGCGGATCTATATGTGGTCCTGCGGGCGGAGACTGCCCCGTTCCTTGCCGGGATGCGGCGCGCGTCGACTGAGGGCGAGTCGTTCACGGCGAAGATGGGCGGCCCGGTTGGCGTCCTGTCGAAGATCGGTGCTGCGGCTACTGCGGCTGGTGCCGTCCTCGCCGTCGCGTCGATCAAGATGGCTGGCGATTTTCAGTTCGGCATGCAGAAGCTCGTGTCGACGGCCGGCGAAGCGCCGGACAAGCTGAAGCTGGTCTCCGATGGGATTCTGAAGCTTGCGGTCGATACGGGCACGTCGACGAAGCAACTCTCCGACGGCATGTACATGGTGGAGTCTGCAACATTCCACGGGACGCAGGGGCTTCAGGTACTCAAAGCCGCAGCCCAGGGCGCACGCCAGGAGCAGGCCCCGCTCGCCGAGGTTGCCAACGCCGTCACGTCCGCGTTGAAGAGCTACCACTTGGGCGCGGACCAGGCGACGACGGTTACGAACCAGATGGTCGCCGCAGTCGGCCACGGAAAAATGACGTTCTCCGACTTCTCCGGATCACTCTCCACAGTCCTGCCAATCGCGTCGTCAGCCAAGCTGTCCTTCGCGGAGGTCGGAGGCGCGATCGCCACCCTCACCAACCACGGCACGAGCGCGAACGAGGCCACGCAGGAACTCGCCAACACGATCCGCAACCTCCAGGCGCCCAACAACGTCGCGGTGCAGGAGATGCAGCGCCTCGGACTGTCTTCCGTCGACGTGTCAACGAACCTCGGAAACCGCGGCCTGACCGGAACCATCCAACTCCTCAGCCAGACAGTGCTTCAGCACATGGGGCCCGCAGGGACGGTCCTCCTCGACACGTTCAACAGCAGCAAGCAGGCCGCCGCCAGCGCCGACAAGATGATCCAGGCGATGCCGAAAAGCCCCCAGGACCTCGCCAAGCAGTACCAGGCCGGCTCGATCA